TGCTTTATCTGTTCGAATAGCAATATTTGCTTTCGAACTTATATTTTCAATTTTGAAATTTCTATCTACACAAATTTCATAACTTAGGCTATCTAATGCATTTATCAAATGATTATACGCAATTCCCCAATTTCCATATGCTGTAAAAAATTGAAAATTATGTAAATTTGCAATCATAGTTTACCTAGCTTGACTCGTAATGCTGTGTCATAAATTTTAATTACAGGGCCATTTGTAGTACTACTATCAAAATATATACTATTAGTTTGATTATCACTCGAAGCAGAAATAGTCAGTTTGGCAGCAGAAATAGAATCTGCTGCAATTTGGTTAGCGCCAATTGTTCCATTTACTACAAGATCTCCAGTAATAAACGTTCCTGCCGCAGACCAGTTTCCTGTACTATATGCAGGGTTGCCTGGACCTCCGGCTGCTCCGTACACATAACCGGCAGACTGAGAGCTATTACTTGCAAGTACTACACAAACATCTCCTTCTACTGCAAAAAGTCTTCCAATTGCTCCATTTATTTTGCTTGCAGTAATTTGAGTTGCTGCTACACTCGTACTACTTGAAGTAATTCTAAAGAATGCTGCTCCAATGGGACCAGCAGGTCCAGTTCCTCCAGCAGGTCCAGTTCCTCCAGCAGGTCCAGTTCCTCCAGCAGGTCCAGTTCCTCCAGTGGGTCCAGTTCCTCCAGTGGGTCCAGTTCCTCCAGCAGGGCCAGTTCCTCCAGCAGGGCCAGTTCCTCCGTCAGTTCCAAATCTTCCTACAACTGCTGGAGCGCTCCAACCATTATTTGCGGCCAAATTATCTGTGTTTGTCTGAGAGCTTGCTATCTGTGAGCAAGCCCAAAGAGTATCATTCGTAGAATCTAAAGTTGGAGCAGTAAGTGACCAACCATTATTTGGGGCTGTAGTAAAAGCCGCACTTGAAAAGTCCCATACACTAGTATTTGACGGGCGAGTAGGAGCAGAGTTTCCATTATTTCTTTGATACAAAGTTATTGTAACAGTGTTATATGGATCATTTGCATAGTTTGCTGTAACTTCTGGAGTTCCCCAACCGCTGGTGCCTCCTGTTGCGGTTGCGGTTGTGCCTGTGCCAGATACAACTTGCGTACAGGACCAACGATATTTATTTATAGCATTTAAAGCAGGTTCAGTAATACTCCAAGTATTTCCAGCTGGGTTTGTTAAATCTGACCCACTCGCAAAAGCGGCAGTAGCAAACGTCCAAGTATTATTATTATCGGGTGGAGCTGGCGCAGATGAATTTTGAGAATCTGCAAGGTGTAATGTAATTGTTGCAGTATTTACTCCATCCTCTCGAATTGAATAAATTACTGGAGCAGACCAATCAAGAGTAGCATTTGTAGTTTCTGGAGTGCCTGATGCAATTGCATACGATACATAAATTCTATCCTGATTTGCTGTTATCGCCGGAATATTTTGGGACCAGCCAGTATCTACACCAAAGGTTGCATCTGTAAAATTATATGTAGTATCCGCTGGAGCTGTAGAAAGAGCAGTCCCGCCCGTAGTTTTTCTAAAGCAATAGACTTCGGCTACGGCTGTTCCATTAACTTTATAAGGGGTATCATTAGTATATGTAGTTGCATTTACAGCTTTCTTTACAACTACGGCCCATAGTTGAGCAGTACCTACAGTGTTAGCAATCGAAGTAACCCATGTAACATTACCTTGAGGAACTCCAGAGCTGTTTACACTCGTTACTGTAGGAGTCCCAGAAGTTCTTGCAAACCAAATATCTACAGCACTTCCATTGTTTCCGTCAGGTGTTATTTGTACAGTTTCTCGATCTACTAAATTACTGAGAGTACTTGTGTTACTATCATATGAAAGATAAAAATCTACAGTTATATTATTTGTAGCATTATTCCCCGTATTTGGAGTTACAGTAGTTGAACTTGAGGCAGAAGTGTTATTAATAGTATCAGAGCCGCCCCCCGTTTGAGACCAATAACCTGTTTGCGCGGTAACAGTCCCGTCTGGGTCTATTTTCTGTGCGCTAAATGTAATCGCCCCACTAGGAGTATGAGAAGATGTTACAGCGCTGTAGGAAACAGCAGTAACACTTGGAATAATACGATAGCTTACTCCCTGCTCTCCATTATTTAGTCGAGTAACTGTAAAATTAATACTTCTACTCGCAGCTCCATCATATGTGCCTCCGGTTTTAGGAGATGCCGTAATTTGTATATTTCCGCTTGTATAATTACTTTCAAGACGAGTTACAGTAAATACATTAAAGTTTGTGCCTGTTCCAGCTACAGGATCGGTAGCACTTGTTTTAGTATTACAAGTAAGATTTGCGGGAAGAGTCGCATTAAAATCCCACTGGTTAGAAACATCCGCACCACCTTGAAAGATTTTAGCAGTTGTTACTACACTTAATCCAGTTACTGCGGATCCTTCTTCTGCGCCTACTGTTTCCGCATCATTATCCAGTTCAAGAGTGATTCCGTCTTCTACAAAGCGATTCATTAAGACCGCATTTGACCAATCGGTAGTAACATCTGAACCGCTATCCTTACCATCAATTACAGTAGTTGCAGTATTCGATAGTGCAGCAGCCGTAGTTCTCCACACATAAGGAGTAGATCGAGAAGGAGAAGGCATTGTTTCTGACCAATTACCTAAAGTAGTATACGAAAGTGCTCCTGTCGCAAAAGTATAGGTAATGTCCGACATATTTAGTCCAGGCGGAGTAGGATTACCATTCACATCTTCGCCATCATGCGAAGCATATAACTCTAAAACTCTTGAATTTATTCCATCTGTTCCACTAAACTGTACTGGGGTCGTCCACTCATCGTAAAGAATAAAATCATCTGTCCCATTGCTATTTGCGGTTGCTCCAATTACCCATAGAGCAGCATTTGTATACGTAGCATTTGTAGATGCTGCAGTAGGGCTGGTATAGTACTCATAGTCCCCGTCTTGAAAAACTGTAGGAAATCCTGCTGTTGCAGTATGATTTACGCTTCCGTCCGCCATAGTAACTCTGACTACAGGAAAGCTAGAATCAATAGTAGTTAGATCCGATGAGGTTCTTCCTGTTGCATAGAGGTATATTACACCTGTACCTGCTTGAGCACCATTTTTTACAAGAGTAAATACTTGAGTAACACTAGTAGTAATCGCATCCCCACCATCATGCGGATATATAGTTAAAGGATATGTAATTGCTTCTTGAGTTTCAAAACCTGTATTACTTGTGTCATCAAGAGTGCCTGTAAAAGTATGATCAGGGATAGTAGCAATGTCCGGACCGCTTGACTGAGTAGTAACTGAAGGGGTTCCTACAGTTATCTTATCATTCTCAGTAGTGTCAATAGATCCTATAGTAAACTGTCCAGCAATAGGAGTACCCGAAGTTGTAAAATCTACCCCCTGACCACCCATAAACACTTCAATACTTCCACCAGAATTTGCCGAACTTAATACAACACCCTCAGCATCGCAAGGAATAATATGACTATCATTTACAAAGTTTATCGCAAGACCACCAGCGTTTACACGAATTGCTAAAATATTGTCTACATCTTTTGCAAATATGTCGGCATCGGTTACTTCATTAGTGTTTGTACCACTACCTGGAACGGTAGCAGTCCATCCCGTGGGCTTTTCTGCTACTTCAACAGTTACGCTTTTACTGCCGCCATTAACATTGGTCCAATTAAATCCGTTAGTAGCATCCCCCAGGGTAGCAGGAACAGGCCAGTCATAAGTAGCTAAATCTCCTCCTCCTCCGGCTTCGTACCAAGTAGCACTTGGATAATTTGTAGGATCTGGTACAATGGCGGTGCCATCAACTTTCCATCTAAAGATAGGACTTCCAAATCCTGGCGAAGCTGTCGCACTGAATAAAATGTTTCCAACAGCATTTGGAGTAGCTGAATAATTAGGCTGCCCATTGTAAACCGGTTTTTTGCCAGTAGAATTATAAATAACACTATAATCTTCTAGCTCCATGAACACACTTCTACCACCAGTAGCAGCAGCGACATCTCCAACTTTTCCTATTGTTAAGACTTGCGAAACCCCTTTATCAGTATTTCCTTGATCTTCTTTCTCTACAACTTCCACTTTTATAGTAAAAGCTGCTCCCCCATCATATGGTATAGGATTGGCCCCGTCCCAGACATTAAAACTATACCCATAAATTCCTAAATTAGGAACCTGAAAAGTTAATTGCGCAGGCTCAAAAATAGTAGGACTACCATTTTCATCTAAAGGCGCAGTGGAAGGATCCCCATAACTTACTCTAAATAAAGGCTCGTCAAACCCGATTGAGGTAGCTTCTATCGATATGCTTTCAGGAGCAAGAGTTAAATTCTCATCGGGGTCATATTGTAAAAATGCAACATTTGAATCTATGAGTAGAGACCTTTTTCCTTCTAAATTAGGATCTAGGGTTAAGAAGTTTTCAAAAGTAAAACTTCCTCTACCGCTGTTGGGTACCGAAACTCTACCTATAATTACATCTTTACGAAAATCAGGGGTGTACTTTTGACCGTATGCCGTAGTTCCTGCAGTAACTGCTGCATCTGTACGCCTATCAAGATACATAACAGTATCGCTCTCAATATAAGATACTCTTGCACCAAATGTACTAGAAAATCTGAATTTATTAAGATTATTAAAAGAAGTAAATGAAGTTCCGCTACCTATTACTTTATTACTACCTGCAGCAATTGATACTGTACCACTTAAAGCAGTCCAATATTTTTGTATTTCTGTAGTATTGTTCTCATCCATTGCTTCATGAAGATCATACCAATAAAACATATTTAAAGCTTCATCAAACCTTGCGTGTATAAGACGTAAGGAATTAGTAGAATGATCTAAAACAACTTGTGCATAACGATTATTATTAGCTGTTACACCAATCCACGAATCACTTCTTATTATATTTACATCAAAAGCAAAATTACTGGCAAGAGATACTGCATCAGACCTCCGGAACCTGCTAGGGGCTAGAACCGCGCTAACATTATGTCTGAATTTTAGTATTCCTCCGCGATAATCTTCCCATGTATTTATTAAGTTGTGGGTGCCCGAAGACGGCAAATATTTATAGTTGCCAAGATGAAGAACAATGTCTCCTTGTCTATACCCATCGGGATTTGTTGAAAAATTATATAGTCCTGTAGTAGAGTCATAGGCCCCTCTAAACTGGCCTCCGGACGAGTCACTTTCATTAGTTACGAAAGGGAACTGTGAGGCGAGTCCCTCAAGCTGTAAACCTTTATTTCTATTTACATTATCAGAGAAAGGGTCATCAACAAGATACCTGGCAGTTACCCAAGCAGACTTGTTACCTGAAACGGAAATTGCACGTACTCTAAATACATATTCTCCATCCGGAACATTGTTAAAAGTTTTCCTTCTAGTTTTTTTACCTATAGAAATTACATCATCTTCATCTTCTATATTTGTAAATATTTCAAAAGAATCTAAAAATCTACCTGATTCAATACTTTCACCATTTGAATTAGTGGTAACTCCAGGGTAATCCCATTCTACTACCAGCTCTTCTCCTGCAGTAGATGCTAAAGATTTTTGAAGTATTCTAACTTGTGTAGGGGCTACTACAGCTTCTGGCTCCGCTGCATACAAATCATCTTCAATATCAATTACAGCATCTGGATCATCTACATAGCTAAACTTACTTAGACTCCACTCGACTGCTGTAATACTATATATATTTGATTGGTCTTGAGTTATACTCAAAACTTTATATAAGTCGGGAGAGCCCGCCGTAGGAGTACTTCCACTTTTTTCAGTCAACATCCATACAGAGCCATTTTGAGGCAAATCTGCCTTAAGGGATATAGACTCAGTCGTATTTATACTAGAGTGATTTCCAGTAGTTTCAGTTATATCATAAGTTTTTACATAGGATTCTTCTGTCCAATTTAAAGATAAATGAACGCCCCCACTAGAGTCAGTATAAGCGTTTGCAGCTTTTTCTGGAGTATCAATAGCAGAATGATATCGACCGGTTCCAGTTGCCGTACTCTCTCCTATCCAAGCATGAGTAATTATATCACCGGTACCATACGTACCTCCATTATTACCGGCAGCATTTGTAGTTACAGTTACAGCACTTTTGCCCATATATACACCTGCAGGTTTAGTAATTAAAACTGCAAGTTCGTAGTCTAAAGTAGAATTAAGAGTTATAGAGCGATCTAACTCTATTTCTGTGCTTCCATCATCGGTTACGTTGCCGCTTCCGTCAATAGTAGCGGCTGTGTTTGTTATATCTTTTATTCTACCACTTATTTTTCTTCCATATCTATCAGAGTCTTGAACTTGAATTACGTCTCCAGGCTTAATAAATAATCCCTCAAAAGACGTTGCAAAGGTAATTACCTCAGTCTGAGCTTTTGCTGTCCATAATTTCCACTTACCGTATCTACGAGCTTGACCCTCAGAAGTACACCCGAAAGCCATTGCATCTTCTTTTATAATTTGACCAGCAGCTATAATAGCTGCTCTATCCTCGACAACTAAAGCAGACTGCTCATAGCTAAGAGCAGGGTCATTCCAAGTAACAACTACTTGATTAATTCGTGTTTTTTGTCCGGAAGTCTCATAGCTAAACATTCCGTCAATAACATTAGCTTTTGTAAATTGATAAATAGGGTCCGCCGGGGCATCCAGAACTGTTGTCATTTTACCATCCATCCAATATACTAAGGAGGTAAATATAGTTGCCATATCTTTTAATACTTTATAGACGTCAGTAGCTTTTGACAGATATAAGTTTGCCCTAAAACGGGGCTCGTAGCTACCTCGACCGTTTTCTACAAGTTCATCACAATATTTAGAAACTCTATATAAAGCGTATAAATCTATATTTTCTTTTTTGACCCATTCTCCTGCTCCGAATCTATCATTTACAACTATATCGTAAAAAATCCATGCAGGGTTATCAGTATAATAAAGCTCATCACTAAGTGTTCCATCCCAAAATTCTGGGTACACCGGAATAGTAACACCTCCAGTTCCTGTAGTCGTGGAGTACTCTCTGGGAATATAATTCTTAGGAACTCGAACTTTTAAACCTCTAATTTCATAGCTTCTTTTAGGAACGCTACTAAACTCTCTAGAGTCTAAAAATACCCCTGCATGTGCCGTATAAGGGTACGAGAATTTGTCCTTATTAATTGCAGTAAGAACTGAAATAGCGGAAGTAGCATCTCCCTGCTGTCTGTCTTCTCCTGTGTCTGCCCTATTATTTGCAATTCCTCTGCCTTTATGTCTAGTAAGTCTAACAACTCGTATTTGAAAATCGTCGAAAGGCTTAAATGCTGTTAGATCTAGATAATGTTCGAAAGAAATAGCGCTTTTATGCTTACCAGTATGATATACCTGACCCACGGAGTTTCCGGTTCCGTCATTAAAAGCATTTTTCCATTTATCTTCAAAAGAGCTTGCTCCGGGCTTTTTAAGTCTTATTTGAAATAAGTATGCTGCATTATTGTTGTATTCTTCTCCATCGCTTTTATCAATAACATAAAATGCATTATAGCTAATACCTATTCTAAGTTCGTCTACTGTTTTAACAGTAGTTCCTGATAGCCCAAAAGCACTACTAGGTATAATTGTAGGGGCTGTAGCCCCTTCGGTTGTAATGCTTTCTCCCTCTGGATAATATGAAGTACTGTAAGGCGTAAAAGTTGGATAAATTTCTTCCCAACTTTCTGTAGTTGCAGAGTTATTATAGCCAGCAACATCTAGTTGCTTTAAATTTGCGCCGCCTCCTGTGATATCTCCTAAATCCCCAGGGTAGGGAGTTCCTCCCCCTACTCCATTCAATTCTACAATAGGGTCCTGAATAGATGAGCCAACTCTAAATTGAACTGAGGAACTTGTAAGTTTTGCCGGGTCGTCTGTTTCTAAATCTTCAGGATCTGGTTCAATAGACCCAGAAATGAAAAAGCTATAATAAGTAGAGGGAGTCCCAAGACTAGAGTTGCCTAGGCTGGGAGCAGTGGCTGTAGTTATTGAAGAGGATGATATATTTGTAATCTTTAAGCTTTCAACTAATTGAACATTGTAATCCGCAGATATAATTCTAGCAATTTCATAAGGGGCTAAAGGAGAGAATGGAGTTACTTTAATACTAGTGCTGCTAACATAATCTCCTTCTCCTAACAGGATTACAGTATTTGAAGCATCGACTAGAGCTATCAGCTTAGAATCATCATCTACAGTATCATAATCTGTAGTAAATCCTGACCCTGAAATAGCAAATGTTTTAGTATTAGCAGTGTAAGTAGCAGTACTATTTGCTGTTTTATCAATACCCTCTCTTCTTACTACTAAATAATTATCATTTTTAGGTACGCCAAGATAAACTAAAGGAATACTGTCTCCTACTGTAGAAAATGTAGTACTTGATGCTGACACCTTTCCATTTAGAGGTCGAAAAGCAGCATCAGGAGAAAGATCACGCATTCTAGCATTATTTAAGAATACCGAAGAATCTCCATACACCAAACCGTCAATAGGGCCTTCACAAATAGCATCATGAAGAAAAATGTGCTGCTGATTACTTTTTATTGGAGTTGCCATTTAGTCGTTCTCTCTACTTTATCGTATAACGAAATTAAAATCTTTAGTTTGCTGCCACCCAGGACCGCCTCCACGACGTCCACCATTGTAAGTATGATTATAGTAAACATTATCTTTGTTTCTAAGCTCAAAGCCTATTGGTCTTCCAGGGACTCTCAACTGTCCATAAACCACAGGAACAGGATCTCCTTCTAATATTGTTTGCTCTGCTCCTTTAAATAAATAAGATGTTTCCCTATCAGTATTAAAATCGTCCACTGACGGATCAGGTGCCATCATTTGTTGTAGTCCTGTTAATGCTAAATTTACTGCAATCCCTAGAACTGCTAAGCCAACCCAAGTACTTGCTGCATAAGCAAGACCAGCTTGCAAAGCGCCTAAGCCCCCACCAAGAGCGGTTAAACCTCCTCCCGCAATAATTGCACCTCCTACCGCGACTAAAGCTACAATAGCGATAGCTGCTAATATTTTTCCTAATCCGCTTTTAGCACCTGCGGGTTGTGGCGAAATATATACATCTCCTTTTTCCATTGATAGCAAAAGTTCTTTTTCTTCTTGCAACCCTACATCTTCTACTTGACATAAGAATCCAATATTATTCTCATGGCAGTCAATTAAATATTGTCTCATTTCGGGAAAGTTACAGGCAAGGTTCTCAAAAACATCGCCTACAGAATTTGCATATATTGTGAATTCTGGTCCGAATTTACGAGCCATTTCTCCGTCTAAATATACTTTACGTAACATGTCTATAAATTCCTACTATGTACTTTGCCCAAAAAGGGTATAAATTTTCTCTACAAGATAATCTATTTTCCGCGTGATGAAAGAAAACATCATTTCCCAAGTAGACTCCACAATGATCGGGCACATCTGCCTTTACTTTAAATATAAGTACATCATTTTTTTGAGGCACATCTACTTTTATTCCTCCCCAATTTTTAATAATATCTTCTGAAAAATAGTCTAACTCATTTTCCCACCAATTATCTTCAAATGGAGCCCTTGGAGGAATTTCTATATTTTGTTCTTTTAAATAGTCTCTCATTGCTTCAAAGCAATCTGTAACTCCAAACTCGTACTCCCGACCAATTAAAGGATGTGTTCTTTCGTCAGGTTCTACAATATTTAATTCCATTTCTGGATAACTAAATATCCAGTAAGGAATTCCTAGAGCATTGCAATTTTTAATATCATAAGTACTGGCCGTATTTTCTGCATCTGGGTGACTATGTACAATTGCTAATATATCTGCTGTTTTTACAATATTAAAGTAATCTTCAGAAGACATAATAAAATCTTCATTACTATCTGCTATGTTTGTACAAGGAAACCATTTCTTTTTTCCTTTTACAATTCCTACTACACCGCAACCTTCTCTAGGGTACTCTTTTTCAAAATGTTCTCTTATCTCATCAATCACTTAAACTTTCTACTTCCTGGGAAGCCCCCAAAAGGTAGGGGAACGTCTACTTCGGTATGTTCTCCGCTAACTAAGGGATGAAACCTTAGCTTACAAGCTTCAATGGTTTTACCGCAAACATCAGCAGCTAAAGTAGCTACTGAATTACCGTCTATATCAAAATAAGAATTACCATTATAAGTGCATCCGGACTTAACAGAAGTATTAAGCCCTCCGGCTGCGCCTCTGTAGTCCCATGGACAATATTTTCCTATAACATACCTATTAGGTATTTTTAAGCCCTGAACATCGAAGGGGCTAGATAGTTCAAACTGGACAATAAGATGGTTTTCTGCAGCAACTCTATCTAATACATATTTTGCTGTTGGGAATTCTTTAGGTACAGGAGGAGATGCAACAATAGTACTTCTATCACTATAAGAGTAGACATTTCCTGAAATTTTTACAAAAGTATTTTTTAATAGAGTTCTTCGATGGGTTACTAAAGATCCGAGTATGTCTTCATTTTTCGTAATATTTAAACCCGCTAATATAGTATCTATAGTGGTTTCATTTGCTGTTGAATCAGTATTTGAATTATCTGTAATGCTCCGAGCTAAAGATGCTACATTCGCTACTGTCAGATTAGGCCTGCTTTGAGCTCCCGAAGAGGTTATGGAAAACCCCTCTAAGCCTATTGGGGTAGCCAAATATTGCTCAAAAATTCTATTATCACTGCCAGAGGGATATGGAAAGTATAAATTACTTTGATCCGCATCCAACCCATCAACTAAATGAATTACAGTAGAGCCTCCAGGATAGTTTAAAGTAATATCAAATAGTTCCACATAAGCGTCATCAAGCTCTGTAGTTTGAACTGTATCAATTAAATCTGTCATGCTGCAGGCTCATATACTCTTCTAAGTTGTGCTTGAATCGAAATAGTAGTATCATTTACATACACTAAATTATAGCTATCGCACGCTACTCTAATTGTTTCTGTTGTTAATGTTGCAGTACTGGCTTCAATATCTTTATTATTTGTAATAGATAACTCGAAGTTTAAAGCTGCTTTACTATCAAAAAATGCAGCAATTAAGTTACCTTCTCTATACGGCCTATTATTAAAAGATATAGATATTTGCTCTTGTTTATTGTTAATTCCATTTAACCCTCTTTGCTCATACCCATCGCCAAATTTTGCAGTTAAAACACTATAAGAAACTTGTCTAGCGAGCCCTCTGTCTGCTGTAATAATTTTATCGACAGTTAACTCAGTAAAGGCGGTATTAGGTATTGTAAATTGATAACTTGCCATTACGCTGCTCCGTAGGGATTAAGAATTCCCCCCGACCTTTTTTGATTTTGCAATTCTTTTTGTACTGCCACTGCAATCGCATTTCCAAGGTTACCTCCTTGCATACTTGACTGTTGAGAATTTTTTTGAGAATTTCCATCAGAATCTACGCTTACATTTACAGTTACATTATTTGTTTGCCCGCCGCCATTCTTCATTTCTACAGGGATCGACTTACCATTCGGAAGGGGTACTACAGCTTCTGTTCCATGAAGAATTGCAGGGTACCCTGCATCTCTCCCCCTTGCAATACCTCCAGTAGCATATCCAGGGGCGGGTTCAAACATACCACCTGTTCTTGCTCCAATTCCTAAAAATGATCCAAATCCTGCAAGAGGTCCCCCGGCTCCAAGAGCCGCTGTTAGCAGTTTTGCAACAAGTAATTCTGAAATAACTTTTGCAATTGCTTGTAGCATACTTTTTGCCATATTTCCAAAAGCCTCTTTTGCACTCATAGTTCCTTGGATTAGACCATCAAAGGCTGATTGCATACTAGAAGCCATAGAGTCTCCTATGGCCATTCCCAGCTGAGCTATTTCTGTTGCATTTGTAGAGGCTACGTTTGCTTTTTCTTGTAATAATGCTATCTCCCTCTGCCTTCGAGCTACTTCTTGGTTGTGCAGCAGTAGTTCATCTCCTGCAAGATTCTCACCTACGAGTTGGAATTGTTCTAATGCTGCTGTTTTTTCTCGTACTGCAAGAACTGCCCCTTGTGCTGCAAAATCTAAGCCTTGCTGCCTGCCTACAGCTCCGGGAGCCCTCGACTGTTTAACTTGAGCTATTTGAAGGGCTGATTTATCATCTGCAATTGACTCCATTTCTAGACGCACTCTTTGTAAACTTGCAAATAGTCCCTCTGCGTCTGTTCCTGCATTTTTACTTAAAAGGTCTAAAATTCCCCCCTCTCTAGCGAGAGTTAAGGCAGCGGCATCCCCCGCCTTTGCAGCAGCAATTAGCTGTTTTAAAAGTATTTCTGCACCAAGCGGATCTCCTGTTCCAATATCTTGCTTTAAACTTGCGGACGCATCGTTAATTGAAGCTAAACTAGCATTAAAAGTAGTTGCTGCTGCACTAAGTTCTTGAATTTTAGGAATATTATTTTCTGCAACTGCAGTTGCAAAAGGCACCCCTAAAGCACTAAGGTCTACGTCCCCTAAAATTTCTTCGAATACTTTGCCAAAATCCCCAGATTCTGCAGCTTTTTTTAGAGCTCCTTCAATTGGAAGAGTTGCAATTGCTGTTGCAATTTGTTGAGTTTTTCTAAAAGGATCTTCCTGGGCTCTAATACCTTCTGTAATACTATCTATTTCTGTACGCAGCTCTGTATATCTATCACGCAAGTTTGCAACAGCCTCTTCTTGAGCTTGTTGCGCTCTAGTAGTTTTTTCGATCCCTTCTAACCCTTCTCTGTCTAGCCCAAAAACTGCGAGGGCCTTTTTTTCTAAAGCATCTAACTTACCCTCAATATCATCTGCAAAAGTAAATCTACCTACAACCCTATCTCCCTCTTCTATACCTAATAATCTTCTTACTACAGAGTTGTCCAAAAGAGCATTTAAACCATCAGCAAACAGGTTTAGAGCTATTTGAAGACCTTTTGCTAATCCAGAGAGAAAAGACTTAAATCCATCTATAACGGTAATTGGCGTGGTGGCTAATTTTTCAAATGCAGTTATAATTGCTGAAACAACTCCAGCAACTAAAAATAGTTTAGTAGCTATTCTTGTCATTCCCTTTATTGCATTTCCTGCTACTTTTGCTCCTTTTCCTGCAATCACAAAGGCTTTGCCAGTTCCTTTTGCAGCTCTGGATACTTTGTCCAGCGCGTTAACTGTGACCTTTCCGAAGGATTTTTGAATTTTTTCTTTAGTACTTAGAGTAGTTTTTCCTATTTTTGCAATTTCTGCCTCTAAATCATCTACTGCTTCTAAAGTTGCGCCTGCAAAAGCCCCTTTTGCAACGCTTCCAGTATCTTGAAGCTCTTTTCTAACTCTTTGTAAGTCTTTTTTCAACCGCCCCAAGGCGCGAGGAGTAACTTCTTCCCCCGCAGCTAACTTACCTACAGTTACA